CCGGCCTCTCCCATTTGCCTGATTCGTCGTGGACGAGGAGTTTAAGTTTCTCTCCGTCGTATGAATTGTCGCCCGTGTTCTTCCAGTCGATCGTGGTGTCGAGCCCGAGTTGTTCGGCGTCGTCTGTCGTCTCCTTAATGGAGTTACGAGTGAGTCTCTTCGACGGGACCTTGTAGGATAACTCCGTCTTTGGACGTTCCATTCCATCCTGGGTTGGTTTAAAAAAGAATGGGTAATTTGTTGATATTGGTACAACTTTATCCGTAAACATCTTTTTAGCATCTCCACCTGACTTTGATAGGATCCCAAATCTAGAGTCTCTAGATAGTGTAGCCTGGTTAACAGTTTCTGAACTTGCCATGAAGCTGAAACCGGACCTTCTATTCTTAAGGTAACACATTCCATAACTTCTTGAATCTGCACAACAGGCCTCCCAGAAGATGTATAATATCCTATTGGCTTGGCGAAAGTCTGGTAACCCGATATCAATTTTAGTCCAGTTGAGGTAGACATAATGCGAACCGGTAATGTATTGACTTTTACCGTTGCACATGAACCAGTGACCATCACTACGCTTATTATACTCATTGCTAATATAATCGTAGTACTTTTCCTTAATGCTTTCTGGATACTTTTTAAAATCATATAATGTTTTTATTTTCCCCAGCGTTTCAGGCTTTTTAGTCCGTGTAAAAACTTGCTCCTCTGGAACTTTACTATTAGATTCAATTTCTTTTGGTTCGGGTGGTAAAGCTATTTTCAAACCTTGTATAGCATATATTTCACCTATCTGTCCGTTCTTACTTATTACAACGCAATCTAAATCATCATTAAATCCATATTTGAATGACTTGGATTTATTTAATTTTTTAACATAACTTTGTTCTAAGTGAGATGTCTGTACTGAGTATAAATGTTGTTTATACATTATTTAACTTGAGACTCAACACCAAAAAAGTCATTGTTAGTGTCTTTAGTGTTCTTCCCTATTGCTTTAAGTTCTTCTACTTTATCTATCATAGCCATTGCGTCATCCATTGCAAGTCTATAAGCTGAAGCAGATACTTTAACCTTTTCGGGGTCTATCTCGTCAGAGTTCATTTTTTTATTCATTACTTTTATAAGCTCGTTGATTGAATTTTCAGCGGCTTCAAGTAGTAGTAGCTTTGTTTTCTTTATATCCATAGTTGATAGTGATGTCTTTTGATAAAATTCTATATAATTTTTTATCTTCTATGTTAAATTCGTATTCTGATTCAGGTGTAAACCCAACAATATCTCCACAGGCTAATCCTAAGGAGCTTAAGTAGTCGTTTAGATATGTTAGCTTTCCAATTAGTTTTTGTTCACTCTCGGTGCTCCACATGTCGCTGTTTTCAATAGGCTCTACAAAACAATATTGATTTAGGCAATGCCATTTTCCATTTTGTTTGTATGCAAATATTTGGTCAGGTGCAACTGTGTATTTATTTTCATCCACATAATTTCCTGAATTTCTTTCTTTACCCCTTACATCGTACCACCTGCGAAATACATTATGGTGTACAATAACTTCGTCGTTGGGTTTTATAGGAGTATTTAGATTAATAGGAGCGTTTACTACTGTTCCTATTCTATTGACAAACATATAATCTCTTTCTGTTACCTCTGTATTAAGAATTAACTCTTTGTTATCGATAGACACTTTATTATCGTATCGATCGGTTGTTGATATAATATAATTGTATAGTGATCTCATTTAATAATCTAAATTGTATTCTATTGATATAGCCATATTGCTATTAAAATTTTTCCAAGGTAGCTGTGACCCTTTCTTCTCAATGTATATGTTATACGAACCCTCTTCCTCTATAATGTCACATATCTTATGACCACCATAAACCTCTTGCCCAACAGCATAGTGCATAGCTTCATTCTTATAGTCTTGACCTATACTTATTTTTCTAATTAATTTCATTCTATTTGTTTTAATATGTCCATATAGTAGTAGGTGGAGCACCTGGATAGCCAATACCTAAATGTATAAACCCACTTTTTCTGGAAATTCCTATTCTAGTAAAACCTATTTTAATAGCTGCTTTAACTAATAAAAAGGTAGCTTCACCTCCAACGCACTTTATATCTACGGCTGCACCATGAGCGTGTTCGCCTGGCTTAGCTTTAGCAGCTTCTATAGGGTGTTCTGGTGCTCTATAAGAAGAATTTATAATTATGGGAAACCCATATTCTTTTCTTAAAGCGTCCAGCTTACCTAATAAAAGAGGATTCATTTTATCCATGTTCCCTTTAAAATCATCCTTGTCGTTGAAGTATTTTAATTTCATTTATTATATATTTTTTTATATATATTTATACTGGTATAAATTATAGTTAATATCAATACCGCGGCCTGTAGCATTGGGTTTAGAGCTACTTCCTGCGTGCTAGCAACTAATGCTGTTGAATTCAATCCGTATACTTTTAAATCTGTAAATGTCATTTATGCTTGTTGTCTCCCATTATTTTTTCAGCACCTCGAGAACCAAAGTAACCTATAAAAACGATAGTTAATAATTCCTTGACCGTATCTAACGATTCAAGTTGTAGTCCCCAGCCAGCAACAAATGCGACTGTAAGAAAGACTAATGTAAGTGGACGAACATTAGAAGCAAGCCAGGAACCGCTCCTAGAGTCTGCTACCCAACGTCTGGTTATACCGTCAAACTCGTGTATCTCTTGCTCTAATTTTTTAAGAGCAATTTCTTTATCTTCTGCAGGCATGCCAGATCCACCAATAATGGCTTTGATAACATTCCCTACGGGGGTGTCCCCTGCTATGGCACCAACAACACTAGGAATTTTTTGTAATAAAAACTTCCCAACGTCAGTGTCTTTAAACTTTTTCTTGCTCATCTTTTTTATCCTTTATAATATACCACCCCTTACAAGCTTGTCTATAAGAGTTTGCATACTCCAGATACTTGTCGATCTTTTCTTTCCAGTTGTCATCAATATCCACATTTATAATACCTGACTTATAACTTGAAAATATTTTATTTATTAATATATCGCCCTCTTCCTGTTTTCTAAATAACATTTTATTTATACTATAATAAGAGGATCCTTCAACCCGGTTGTGGACATCAATAGGCTCAATTTCTTTTCCAAGAGCTAATGCATAAACAGCGCTTTCACTCATGTGCGTTGTAAATACTTTATCTGCACCAACTAAATAAGAGTACATATCAGCATCCCTTGGTAGCATACAATCTTCACCAAATAAATCTTTAAGTTCACCGATAACTGCATGAGTAGTTATTGGATGAGGTTTAAAATTAACATTATCTCCATATGACCTAGCTATATCTTTTAACTTATTCAGGCACACGTTTTTTTTAATCTTATTGGATCCAGGCAAAACCACTAAAGCTTTTTTTATTGGATATTGTTCCGTAGTCTCTTTTCTTTTTTGATATTTATTAGCAAGCTTATTGTTTACGTTATCTCTAAGAAGCTGTCCATAATTTAGTACCTCAGAGCTGTCATCATAGTAAGCGTCTATTATCTGATCATCTCGAAGTGATAATGTTAGTGGTTGGAGAATTAAATTTGTAGCGTATTCTGTGTAACCCATTGTTTTAAAATAAGGAGGCTCGTTGGCTATAACGTCATATGAATGTTCCCACTTATATGTGTTTTTAATTTTATTGAGCAAGTACCTTTCAACGTGTTCTAATTTATGTAAGTTTTTTGCTTTTAGCAAGTCCGGGCCTAGTCTTTCGTCTAAGACCTCTGGATTAAACATTTCCATATATTTATTGTATTTAATTAAATTTAATTTTACTTGTTGTTCCTTTGTCTAGCTTTAGCAACAACATGGCAGAAGTTATTAACCATTGCCATAAACTGATCTGCTAATGGATTTTGTTTTTTTATAAAGAACCTAAACAGCTCACCTTCCATAAATGCCCAAGTCTTTTCATCTGCATTGTGTAGTGCTAAGTTATCTGGGTAGCAACATACGTTACCAATCATATAAGGCCCGTCTTTACCTTGCATATCTAGGTTTACTAGTACCTCTTCGTATAATTCTATTAAATGTAGAACAGACTGGTTCGTCCCAGTAGTTTCTATACAAATTCTTACATTATCAACATGCTTCGTTTTTTCTACTACTTTGTTTATTGTCTTATATATTCTTTCTTGTTTAGCTCCAAGTCTAGCTTTTTCATTAAAAGCTTTTGGTCCGTCAATAGAAAATATTAATAGTACATCGCATTTTAATTTTTTATCTAGTATTTTATTCAACATTCTGTCAGGAAAAACTGAACCATTACTAGTTATTAAAAATCGTTTTACTTTATTGTTATCTAACCCATCTATAATGTTATTGATTTTAGGATCTAAGACCGGGTTACCTCCTGAAATAGCTATATTTTTTGTGTCCTTTAAATAAGGCGTTAGGTCAAAGTCATTATCAATTATACCAACTTTTCCATCTCCCCAAACTTTATCCCAAGTATGAGATATAGTAGCTGAGCACATTTCGCACGCTAAATCACATCTATTGGATCTAGCCAAATATAAATGCTCAAAATTTAATGGTACTATTTTACTTTTGACTGGTATAGTTTTAGTTCCCTGTACAGGCTTAGCGTTTAAATAACAGTCTTCGCAATCATCAGGAACAATATCATTTAACCACTGCTCCCGGATATTCTGCATGTACTCTTCATTCCAAAATTCAACGTTTGGAAATGACTTAGATGCTGGGGAAGAACACATTTTAAAACCATCAGGTGTTATTGCTGGCGATAAAAATGGTGCTGCACAATAAGTGTCAATTCGTTCATGGTTTACTTTGCAAGCCATATTTTTAATTTAATTTAATTATTGATAAAAGTCTGTTTCTCTTTCTGTTGCTGTATTTGTAACTATAGTTGTTTGTGGATATGTTGTATTTACGTCTGTATTCCAAGTAGTAACAGTAGTAGTGCTTGTGCCTCTATCTGTGTTTGTATATAATGTTGTATTTTGACTAGTGCTTATATCAAAATTTGTAACATAAGCGGTAGTCGTTGAAGAAGACGTGCTTCTTGACGTTTCAACTGTATATGATGAAACATATGACGTAGCCCACGTAGAAGTCCAGTTAGTTGTATAAGCCGTGCTTCTTGATGTCACATAAGCTGTACTTCTTGATGTAGAGTTTGACCCTGCCCAAGAAGTAGTGTAGCCTGTGGTATATGATGTGGTTCGAGATGTATTATAAGAAGTGCTTCTTGATGTACTCGCGCTGCTTGTTGTATTATAAGATGTTGATCTAGAAGTGGAATTTGATGTAGTCCGGGTGGTAGCTCTGTTAAAGCTAGTTGTCCATGTTGTTGTCCAGTAAGTATTTGGCATATCGTTATTCTTTTATTTGGTGGTTGTGATTCAGAATCCCTCCTGCATAGAAAACATCCGCAGGTTCTGTATCTATCTCCCACACATCAAACTCTCCCGTAAGCTCTTCGGAAGAAACAATCTCAATCCATTCACCATTAACATCCATAAAATGATCCCCTATGTAACAAAAATACAAAGGTCTTATTCTCCATCTTCTAGTTCTTCCTTCTTCTCCATAAGTTGTTCTTACAAGCATAAGGTGATCACTAGTAGCTCTTAAAAGGCCGTTGTTTATATCTATAATATTTGTTTTCTTATGTTTGTTTAAACCTACTAAAGTAGTAGTTGTAGCCTCACCATCTAAAGCTCTTTCCCGGAAATCATGCATCTCTTGCTCATCATCTGTATTGAAAGCTCCGGCTTTTGATAATAGTGTATTACCTATTGCAAGAGTTTCAACAGGTACTGCTTCAGAAGCACTTATATTTACTAGAGTGCCTTCTACTACACAGAAAAAACCTCCGCCTCCCGGCCCTCCACCCCCACCACCACTAGTGGTAGACCGTGATGTGGTTCTAGAAGTTGACCGGCTAACAGCTGTACTGTAAGTTTCCGTATAAGAAGTAGTGTAACTTGTACTTCTTGAAGTTGATACACTAACACCTGTACTATATGATGTACTTCTAGATGTACTGTATGATGTGCCTCTAGATGTTCCGCGACTTGTTGATCTACTGTTTGTGTAGGAAGTAGTATAAGCTGTACTTCTAGATGTGTTATAAGCTGTTGATCTAGAGGTACTTCTAGAATAAGATTCAGTTGTATTCCTGGTAGTAGAAACCGTGTGTGTTGTATTAACAGCGGTAGCCCAGGTCGTAGTAGTACTATGACTTGTGCTATTGCTATATCCAGTAGAAAAAGTAGTTGTAAACGTTGTGTATGGAGTAGAAACCACAGTATTATAACTGGTTGTGGTCGAAGAAGACGTAGACCTAGCTGTAACTACTACAGGCTCAGTCGTAAAAGACGTCTGGATTAAACCTAGTGAAGTGTTCCACTTATATACTTTTTGGAATCCTATTTGTTTCATAATACGTAATATTCTAACTAAAGTTACCCACATAATTAACAAGCACTATTGATGTACTAACTACTAGGTACGACATGATTGACACATCACCAGAATCTGTTTGGAAAACTATTGTTTCTCCATTTGGAGTTTTGAATGTGGCAGGTAATGCTCCAGGTGCTGTTATCGCCGTGTTAGTTATTATAATAGTTCCTGTTTTTCCAACATCTGTGGCTGCAATTGTAGCTAATATAGTCCAAGCTCCTGCTGCATTTAATTGGAAGTTTTCTGAATCAGCAAAAGCTAAAGGAAATTGATTGCTTCCGTTTTTAGTTATAGTTAGCGGAGCATATGTATCGCCCTTGAGTGCATACCAAGCTGTGCCATTGTGTCCTTCAAATTCTGAATCGTCAGAATTAAATCTTAACATTCCAGCCGCAGCGGTAATGCCACTTCTATTAGCTGTTGTGCCAACTGGAAGTTTTATAGCATCTGTTGCTGTTATATCTAAAGAGACCGCAGGAGAAGTATCGTTTATACCTATTCTATTGTTACTTGTATCTAAAGTTATAGGACTAAAGTCAACTGATATAGCATTTGAGCCACTTATAGCTACTGGAGCTGTGCCTGTATATGTAGTATTTGTATCTGTTACTGTTTCTGTAGCGGTTGCCACTGCGATAACGTGGCCATTGCTATCTAAAGTAATGTCTTGTATATACGTTCTACCTGAATTATTAAGGTCTGCGGTAGCTTGCGTTATAGCGGGGTGATCTGTTAAATATCCTTCTACAGAGTGGTCTCCCCACCCAAATGCGGTATTCCAGTTACCAATCGCTAGGTTAGAACCAGTTATAGCTCCTGTTGCTGCTATTGTGGAAGAAGCTGTTATAGCTCCTGTTACTTTAGCGTCACCATCAACATGTAACTGATGTGTTGGAACCGCTATATTAACACCAACTTTCCCATCTGCTATAATACGCATTCTTTCAGTATTGTCATTGGTACTGAACTGCATTGAGTTATCTGCATTATTATATAATACGGATCCTGCTGTTTGATCAGTTGCGTCTCCAAACTGTATTGTGTTTGTAGCGTCAGCATTTGAAGAAAGTCTTAAGGCTGTGTCTACTCCAGTTGCTGTGTTAGACAAATGTACCTTAGCATCTGTAGGTGCGCTTGTGCCGACACCAACGTTACCATTATTTCTTACTGTAAATATTTCAGCGCTGCTGTTGTTTTTAACTGATAGTATATTAGCATCTGTAGCTACAGCTGTTCCTTTTATATCGAACGTGGCGTCAGGTGTAGGTCTATTAACACCTATTCTATTGTTAGTCGTATCTGCTGCTAAATCACCAACTGACTCTGCTCCATTCTCAAACTGAGACGCAGAAGCGTTCCATTTAAGTATGTGGCCTTCAGCTGGAGCTGTTACAGCTACATCAACTAAATCACTAATTACATTAGCAGTTACCGTACCACCTAAATTTGTAGCGGCTAAACTTCTAAATGTTCCAGATATTAATATTTTTGCTTGAGCAGTGTCGTTTAATGCGGATGCATTAGCTTTAACGATAACTGAGCCTAAGTAAATAGCTTGTGCTGCTGTGTTGGTTGCTTCTTGAAAATGTTCTAAAAGGTATCCAAGCTCTGCTTCATCTATACTTACGTAATGTGCTTTTCCATAATAAACAACTACTGTGTTTATATTATTAGGAAAATAGAACATTCTCTGTACAGTATATTTACCACTAGGTACAGTAGTTAAAGTACCATCGTTGTCATATAATGTTGGGTCTAGGTCTGTGTACCCACCTCCACTTGTTCCGTCATCAAGCGTAAACCCTGACGAAGCGCTTGAGTATCTATTAAATATAACTGATGCTCTAGACGAATCCGTAACTAGTGATGGGTTCAAAGGATCTGTTGCATAGTTTCTACCTAGAGCAAAAGCTGATCCAGCTGCTCTATCTAGTTTTAAGTTAGCACCATTTGGTGTTACTAAGTGTCCAGATTTTTTTAATGGCCCAAATGTTTCAATGAATTCATTTGTATTGTTATGCCCTCCATAAGCTGCTCTTGGAAAAGTTTTTACGAATCTGATAACATTCTCTGAGTGTATTACAGAACCTAAAACTATATTGTTTCTCCATATAGCTGCACTTGGCTGAGTTAGTGTTTGCGTTACAGTACCTGCACTATTTATATACACCCAAGTATTTAATTGCTCAGTATCACTTGCATCACCGTGTAAGTGGGTTATAGTATGAGCAACCCATGATACATTTTTAATCTCAGGATGTGGATCTGAGTTTGATTTGTTTAATACATTAATAATACCATTCCCGGCTGCAATATCAAATGTGGTTGCTGTGTTAGTCGCTAAAATTCCACCATTCAATATACCTGTAGGTATGTTTTCTGTTAAAGTATCAATACTTATATCATGACCATCATATCTAAAGTGAAGTGTATCGTGTCCATCTTCAGCTTTGTAATATAATCCATTATCAAAAGTAGGTGTTGAAGTCTGCATATTAGATACTGCTATAGTATCACCCACCACAAGATCACTTGAAACAGTAACGTCATTAGGTAAACCTACTACCCAAGCTCTGTTTGCAGCTAAACTTTGAGTTCCACCGGTAACTTCAATTTCATTAGCTGTTCCGGCTACATTAAGTGTGGTTGTGCTCTCGGCTATACTAGGCTTACCTTGTATAAAAGAATCTACAGCTGTATCTGTTTCTGTCCAGTTGGCCTGTACATTTGTTTCAGCACCTGTAGCTATACCATTTAGCTTTGATCTCTCTAAGGCTGTTATGATTGCGCCAGAACCCACACTAGACATATCATTCAAAGAAGTCACGCTATGATTAGATAGATCTGTAACGTCTGTTGGTTTGTTTAATATTATGGAGTCACCGGTTGATGAGGTCCAATCTGCAGCAACATTAACTTCAGCTCCTTCTTCAATACCAATTAGTTTAGTATTTAAAAGATTTGTATAGTCGTTAGCTGAAAGTCCTTTACCTGCCTCTGTGGCTTGTTTGTTATTTAAGGCTGTTTGTAAACCTGATATATTAGCTATAGCTAACGAATCTAAAGTAGTTTGGTGTGTTTCTATATAATCTACAATTTCTTGTAAAGTATCTAAAGCCGTGTTGTCACTAGTTAATATAGTTGTTAGATTATCTAATTGATCTTTTAAAACTTTACCTTGTGCAGCAGATAACGGTACGTTGTTAGCTGTTGAGGTCAGGCTATCAATAATATCTGATGCCTCTAAAGAGTTTACGATCTTAGTTCTTTCAGCGGCTGTTATTATTATACCAGATCCAGCACTTGAAACATCACTTAATGTTGTTACACTTTGAGTTCCTAAGTCCGCATTAAACCAAACTTTAGATACAAAGAATTCTTCATTCGCTATCATAGAACCATTTGATTCAACATGCGTAAGAGTAAGAATATAGTAATCTGTATCTGTGTGGATCACGGCTGTTTGTACCGTGTATAACCCGTATTTGCTAATATCTACCTTATTGTTTATCTTTAAAGAATTACCAATAAGTCCAGTAATGTAGCTAGATACGTCTACACCGTCTTGCCCTTTTTTAGAAAGGATGACTTGTGTTATAGCACTAAAAGCAGTAGTGAACGCTGTACCACTATTTAAGCTTAAACAGCCTTGAACTGTATAACTTGAATCAGACACATAGTCCTTAAATTTATAAGGCGCTCCATCTGGCATATGAATTGCCCCCAACTCGTTGATTAAAGTTATTACACTTTCAATCGTAAAGTTTTTAGTTGCTGAAGTAGCTGAGTCTGTTCCTAATACTTTATCAGTAGTACTTAAACTCGTATCTTGTGCGTATGATGATATTCTAGCCATTCTTTGGTTTTATAACTCTTTTTTGTTAAATTTAGATATTGCGTTACTATATACTTTATCTACGTATGTTTCTCGCTTATGTACCTTACTACGTTTTGCATCTTCAGGTATATCCTCTTCTCCAATCAATATTTTATATATTCTATTGGTTAATCTATGCCCTTTAAGAGAAACTTTATATTTATTGTGATCTCCTAATCGGCCGTTTCCTTTATGTATTTTTTCTAACCAACCTTCTCTTTGTAATCTGTAAAAGCGTTGGCGATCCCAGTGGTAGTACAATGTACCGTCCCTAAAATCTTCTAAAGTAAAATACTTAATGGGATCTAAATAAAACAATAGCTCTAAATCTGATATTGATATTTCATATTGTTTACAGGCCCATCTTGAAACAAGCCTGTAATATTTTAAAAAATCAACTTTAAGTTCACCGCGTTTAACAAAATCACCTCTTTCCATTATACTACGATTATAACATCTTGTTCTTGTATAACTTTATAGACGGCATCATTGATTTCAACATCGTGTCCAGCAAACCTATCATAATAGATTGTATCTTTTTCTTCAATTCCATTAATTGCCGTGCCTACAGATATTACATTTGCAGTACGGTATCTTATATCTTCTCTATGGTTTTCTGCTAAAAGCAATCCACCATCTGTTTTCTTTATGTCTTCTTTTATCTCTGAGATAATTAAGAACCTTCCTATGGCCTTCATTATCGTTCTCGTACGTTAGATATTACACAGTCAGTAGAAAGTATCGTGGTGGCCACCGAAACAGCGTTCAGGAGTGCAGACTTAGTTACAAGTACTGGATCAATAATACCAGCTTTGCGCATATCCTTAATTTTACCATCTGTAACATCAACGCCCATTCCCCAACCTTCAATATAATAATCTGCCGGCTTTAAACCCGCATTAGTTAGTATACGTACATATGGTGAATGCATAGATGCTTGCATAAGTGCCCATCCAATAAGCTCGCCTTCGTTTCCTGTGGGCTTAGCAGCGTTAGCTATAAAAGATAAAGCACAACCTCCACCTGGAAGTATACCCTCTTTCTTAGCAGCACGAACTGCGTGTATAGCATCGTCTACCCGGTCTTTCTTTTCCGCAACTTCAACGTCTGTATCACCTCCAACGTATACAATAGATACACCTCCATTTAAAATAGCTAATCTATTTTCTAAATGAGGTCTCATTATGTGGTGGTCTTCAGAGTCTAATTGCTCTCTTAGGTAATCAACTCTTTCTTGAACCCCTTCTGGAGCCTTTTCAATAGCTAATGTGGTACCATCTGAATCTATAATAGATTTCGCAGCTTGTCCTAAAACATCAGCTGTAATATTGTCTAATGAATCACCTAGGTTTTCGTCAATAACGGTGGCCCCCGTAAGTAACGCAAGATCATCTAATATATCTTTTCTTTTTAACCCAAAAGAAGGTGGGTCAATAATGTTACATTTGAGATTACCTTTAACGTGGTTCATAGCCAATGCGCTCACGACTTGTTGCTCACAGGGAGCTACAATCAATAAGGCACGATTCGACTTGATAGCAAATTCCAATATGCTTTGTATGCGGCGAACATTAGCCACCTCTGATGCGCATAAGAATACTAACGGCTTATCAAGCTCACTAACTTCTTTCTCTCTATTCGTATAAAAGTGTGCACTTTTAGTTGTAGAGTTAATATGTGTACCATCTACTGTTTCAATGTAAGTCTCATTAGTAGGAGATGTTTCCATCGTTACCACTCCATTGTCTCCAGCCGACTTAAATGCTTCCGCAATAAAATCGCCAAGTTTCTTGTCATTGTTCGCTGATATTCTAGAAACATGGTTTAGACGCTTGTCGTTTACTTTTGTAGATCTTTTATTTAATTCTTTAACGGCATACTCTGTAAATGCTGTAATACCGTTCTTAATATCTCTAAAAGAAAAATCTTCACCCGCTAGAGTGAAGTAATTGTTTATTATAGACTGAGCTAATACTGTTGAGGTTGTTGTACCGTCTCCAGCTTTAGATGCAGTTTGCTTCGATGCTTGCTTTAGCATTGTTACACCCAAATTCTCAACTGAGTCATCTAGATTGATATAGCTAGCAACGGTAACACCATCTTTTGTAACGTGAGGGTTGCCAAAGTCATCCTCCAGAACTACTGTTCTACCAGATGCCCCTAATGTTGATCCTACCGCTTCTGCAAGTTTATCTATACCAGCAATAAGTTTCTTTTTTGCTTCATCTTTGAAATGTAGCTCTTTGACCACGGATGGTCCTCCAAATTGTACTCCCATTATATTTGATTTAATTAAATTTATATTATACTAACAGTTCCACTTTCTGCGTGCTGCTACTCCTCGCTCAGATTTCCATGATTTGGATCTTGCGCAGAATGCTTTACGTCGTTTAGCTGCTTTACTTCCTTTCTTAAGCTTAGAAGGGGGTGTTGTTACGGCAGTCTTCAATTTACTACCTGGGTTGTCTTTTCTGTACTTAGCTACGCCTTTAGCGGTCATACCACCTCCAGCTTTACTACCAGTACCACTTCCTTTCTTAACCTTAGCGTAATAGCCTTTAGACTTTTTACGAGAAGGTGCATTTGATTTCTTTCTCTCTAATGGGGAATCACCACAGCCGCAGCTTGAAGCACATCCACAGCTAGGTTTTACTTTATTAAATACAGTTTTTACTGTTATTCCTTTAGTCCCCATTATTTAGTGTTGTTTTTCTTAGTACCTTTACCAAATCCACCTCTATTCTTAGCCACTGACACAAATCTACCGGTAGTATGGTCATAATCTTTACCGGATATGTTCATACCCCGTTTCAAAGCTGAGCGGCGTGCTTTTTGGCATTCTGCTTTCATTTTACGGCGTCTAGGGCTCTTGGCATACGCCAGGTCTCTTTTTGCTTTATCAGCTTTCGCTTTAAATGATAGCTTTTGAGGCATTATCTAATTTCTTTAGCTGGAGCAGCTGGTTTAGCAACTGGCTTTACTACTTCTTTTACTTTCTTGATTACTTCTTTTATTTTATCTGGCATAATTATTTCTTTCTAGTGTGACCACACATCACGTTGTTAATAGAATATCCTTTCTTAGCTTTACCTGACTTTCTAGGTAAAGGTGTTGCTGCATCATAAGCAGAGCCCATGCGCTTGGTAGGGGTAGGGGTTAGCGGTGCGGCTACGGCAGACATGCCCATAGGAGGGGGAGGGGTTAGAGGAGTCGGTCGTTTTTTCACTTTTGCGATTTTTTTAGCGTTTAGTTTTGCCAACGCGTCTTTAGCTAGTTCTTTTGCGGTTTTTTTTGGTTTTGTTCTCATAATATTATTATTATTTCTTTTTAATAGATGAAGTGCGCTTACCCATACCTGTGCGTTTCTTCTCTGATACAGCTTTTCGCTTTTGAGAAGAACTCATTTCGTTCCATGCTACAGGTGTAGACTTTGATATTCTAACTGAGGGTCTGCACTTCTTTGTTTTTTTATTCTTAGTAGAACCGCAAGGGTTACCTTTTTCGTCGGTCCACTTTTCTTTAAACCAACGTTTAAGGTTTGCTCCTTTTTTTGTTTTACTTACTGCCATTATTTTTACTTAATTCTTTCATAGCTGCTTCTCTGTCATCAAATTCCAATGCAGCTTTAAGTATGATCTTGTCCATAACTGAATCTTGGTTTTCCAAAATACTAGCTTGTAGATCAATGATCATTCCTTCTAGGTTATCTTTAGCTGCTACTAGTGTTTCTATATGTGCAGCTTTCTTTTCTACTTCAGCTTTAAGTGCGTTTATGTCATCTGGTTTAGATCCAGTGATAGTAGACACAACTAATCCAATAGAAGCTGATATAGTACCTATGAGCATCATCACAACCTCCTTATTAGTTTCCAATACAGGATAAACCATTAAGATGAATATAATAGACATGATCAATAGGAATATAAATAACGATCCTATATAGTGTCTTAACTCTTTAGCGACTCCGTTAGTAGGTAGTTTCATAAGCTATTTGTTTTTTCTACATTTAGCGATAGCCCCAGAGGCATATGCCGATGGAAATACCTTGTATTGCTTTTTTACTTTATGATAGCACGCATCCTTCTTAAATAAAGGTGACGTAGCTTGGGGTCTATTTGCCATAGTATTAATTTACATGTTTGTAATCATAAGGGCACCTTAGTCCAATGAAGGTTACCAGGCACCCTATGACTCTACTTTGAATAGTGCAACGATCTGTACGTTCACTGCCTCAACCACTTCCTAGGTGGTATCTGAAAGGAACTAAGCAAAAAAGCAACTATATGACACCTGCCTCGATGGGGCAGCCTTAACACAACGTGTCCATTAAGGTAGCGACTCTTCTGTAGTTACTCTATTAATCTTAAGCTGCTCTAAAGCATAATTAAGATGTGCCTCTTCCCAATGTACCCTATACTCATTCCCGTGAGGGAACGTAGCACTACACTGACTGCACTGTATGGACATTACTTTTTCTTCTTCTTGGTAGCAGCCTCTAAGAATCCTCTTTCGTATTCTAACTGCTTCTCTATATCAAAAATGCGATCCTCAAGATCGTTAATTACTTTTATCTTCTTATCTAATCTATCATGTACCGTCGTAAGCTCACTCTTAATAGCCGTGAACTCTGCG